TTGCGGGTGATGTTTAAAGTCTTTAAGACCAAAAACGTACCTGCAACGATCAATAAATCGATCACTGCCAATACACCTAAAGTAAAAGATAGTGTTTCCATAGTTTTGTTTAGTATTATATTAAAGAACTCCTTTTATAGTAAACACAATATAAAAAAAGAGCTTGGCAAAGCCAAGCTCAAATTTAAATTTATGTAAACTTTTATTAGAAGTTTAATACACAGTAATCCATTCCGATTGTTAATGAAATTTCTTGTACAGATTCTGTTTCATCCCAGCTTAAATCAGCAAAAGTAGCAGACTTAATAAATGCACCTTTAATAATCCATTCTGAAACGATATCACCTACAGGGCCTAATACATCAACAGTTAAATCTTTTTTATAGAAATCACTGTAACCATCACGGCCAGTTACTGATTCATGGTGTAAACGTACCCATTCCATAGTAGCTTGAGCGCCTGAAGGAGTGATTGGGTCGAATAAAGTCATTGTAACGTCGTTCCATACTAATTTACCTTTTACTTTACGGTAAACGTTGATATGGTTCATTACAATTTCATTCTGTTCGAATCCAAGGCCTGAGAAGCCTTTAATCATGAAGCTTGGAAATCCATCTACATAGAGGATAAACCTGTTAGCTACTTTTGGTTCAAACGCTGTGAAAAATATTTCGTTTGGATCGATTACTGCCATTTTGCTATGTTATTTATTTATTATAAATATTCAACTTTTAAATTTTTACGCTGGGAAAGTAGCTCCAGTTGGTAAGATGTTGAAGTCAAGGTAAATGAATTCAGCAGTCTTAGTTGGTTGTAAGTAGATTTGGCCAATTAATTGGTTTCTATCAATTACATCTGGAGTGTTGTTTGAATCGTCCATTACTACTTTGAACGCGTATAAACCTTGACGTTGTTGAACTGATTCAAGGTATGGGTTAACTTGAGCTAAGAAGTTGTTTCTAGTAGCGATAGTATTTTGTTCAAATACTAAGTTTTGTGCTACTTGAGAAATGTATCCTTTAAGAGCAATTAACAATCTTCTAACGTTTACACGGTCAAGAGCTGAAGCTCTCTTTTGTAATGTTTTTTGTCCGTATACTACAACACCAGTTCCTGGGAAGGTTGCAATTGGATTAACATTACCACTGTATAATGTGTCTCTGTTAGCTTGAGATAATTTTCTTTCAGCAGCAATTACTGTGTTTAAACCACCTCTGTTAATACCTGCTGGGGCAAACCATGGCTCACTTACACTATCATTGTAGGAATATACACCACCAATCATTGTTGAAGCTGGTACCCATACGTCTTTACCAGTAGATGTGTCTCTAACTTGACACCATGGCCAATAAGTAGCTACATATGAGCTGTTAATATTTGCTGCTTCAGCAGTAGTAGATGTAATTGTAGCTCCATATGCTTTAAGATCTGTTACATAAATAGCATCACCTCTACCTTGGATATTGTTTATAGCTGTTGTAATAGGTGATGAATAATCTGTGTAATATAAACCCGGAGTATAAAGAGCATTAAATCTGTAATCATCTTGGTTAGCTAATAGAGCATTCATATTAGCATAATCAGCTGCTTTTAAACCTTGAGTATTAGTACTAGAGATTTTATCGTAGTATTTACCAACACCGTAATCAGCACCAGGAATTACTGTACCAGTACCAGTAGCAAAACTACCAGTGTATATACCTGAACCATTTACTGGGATTGAACCTGTGTAATTATCTTTAGGATTACCTGCATTGTCGAAATAATCAGGAGTTGGAGATACTACTTGTCTAACTCTAATATATCTTGAATTGTTAGGATATGATCCTGATACTTCAATATAGTTTTCAGTTGAATTATATCTAAGAGTTTGGTCACCAATTACTCTAGCAACGTAGTTACTTGCTTTAGGATCCATTGAAAGGTTAGTCCAAGTTTCTAAAGCAACTATATTGTTATTGTCATCATCACCTCTTCTAACAATTAAGTCAAAAGTACCGGTTGATATATTTCTAGAAGCAACTTGCCATCTAATATTATCAGATGAACCTGAAGTTAAGGCTCCATTTGATCCTACAATGTTTTGAGTTCTCCAGGCAGCAATATTAGCAACTCCTGGGAAACCTGAAGCATTATTAAAGATAGCACCTTTATCAATAGCTTCAATCCAAAGTGAGCCAGATGTATTAGAACCACTAATATAAGCATCAGCATATCCCCAACCAGCGGATCCAGATACAGTTCTAGCTACTAATAATGTTGCTCCACCATTAACAAAATAGTTTTGGGCGGCAATTGAAGTAAAGAAAGAGTAAGTATCACTACCACTCTCAAATGACGTACCAAATCTATTTTGATAATCTGAGTAAGATCTTACAATTGTAGGGATTTCAACTGGTCCTTTAACGGTAGGACCTATGATTGCAGCACCTACTTCTACTGGTTGCTGTGTAACAAATGACTGGTCGTTTTCTCTTGCTAATACGCCAGGTGATACTAATGTTTCTGCCATTGCCTATAAGGTTAATGTTTTATTATAAATATTGGGAAAAGGATTAAAATTACTTATCTTTAATAAATTCTCCAGAACTAGCATCAATTGCTCCTTCTCCATATTTTTCTTGAAGAAATTTTCCCATTTTATCTTTTTCTGTTTGCAGACTAAGAATACTCTTGTTTAAATTTTCTTTTTTATTATTTAAAAGTTGAAATTGATATTCTATTTGACCTAGTTGAGTTATAATTTCATCTTCTGTAGTTTGAAGATTTTTTAAATTATCTAACTCTTCTTTTTCCAAAAACACTTTTTCCATAGTAATACATATTAAAATTATTGATTAAGATTTATTTTTTAAGTAATTTTTAATTGACTCATACACTTGTTGTGGAGTAATAGACTTTTGACATATATGTTGTTGGTCTGTACCTTTCCATATAGGACACCAATCCCAATCTCCAGCATCAAATGAAAAATTAGGATTAACCCAGCATGAATTACATTTATTTTCATTCATAATCCTAATAACTTTATTTTGAAATTCATGGTCTTTAGAACTAAAACCACTAATCATAAAAGTATATTTATTCATACCCCAATTAAACCAAGATATTCCTGAGCTTAGGCCGATAAAAAATTCAGCATGGTATAGATAGTTGTAAGTATCTTCCCAAGATAATTTAGGTAAGTTTATAATGTTAGGTGAATCAAATCCTTCATATGACACACTAACTACTTTATATCCTTTTTCATTTAAAATTTTAGCTAAAGTTGACCAATTATGATAAGGCCATTCTTTACAACCTGCTGTAGATCGAGGACCTATGCAAATGTATTTTTCTTTAATTGGTCTTTTTTTAGGTTTAAAATTTAAACCATAGTTGACTTCTTTATATTCTAAACCTAATATATCTGTTGCGGTTTGTTGTAGGGGAATAGTGTTTACTTGGTTAGGATATTTAGAAAAATTTTTCCAACCATTGTTATCATCTCTAAACCACCCAATTTGATATTTAGCATAACAAGATGTAGATCCTCCTCTAGGTATAAATTCTATATCTTTATATGCGTCTAAACCTTCAAACCATTCATTATGAAATGAGGATAAAATAACTTTACATTTATGTTTTTTAGCAAATTCAATAACGTAAGGAGCCCAAGCAACTGTATCCCCTACTGATTTAGATTCTAGGGTAATTAGTACTCTTTTATCAGTTAAATCAAATTCATGCTCAATTACACCATTAATTTTGATTATCCAATTAGTATAATATGATCTTGAACATGCCGTCCACATATTATTAGTAATTGTTGATGAATGGACAACTTGATTAGTGTCTTTATCTATAAATTCTATAAGATATTCTTTTATTTCATCTCCTAGGATTTCAACTTTAGGATTATCAATAAAAGAAATATTAATTGTATTAGGTTTTATAGTAGGAGTATAATTATTTAAAAACTCTTGTATAGTATCTCTACCTATTTGAGCAACTTTATCCCAATTAAAATCACGATGGATAAATTTTGCTTCTTCAATAGCACGTTTTTTATGGTCAGTGTAATTTTCAAAAGCATTACGCATTACATGTGCTAAATCTTCAAAGTCTGGTTCATAATAGTTACCTACAATTTCATTAAAGTGATTATAACTAGCTTCATTAGCTGGTTTTTCACCTAATATTTTAACGGGTAAACCTCTATGTTGGGCGAATTGTAATTGTCCAGAACAATTCGAGTAAATCGCGGGAGTCCCGCAAGCCATTGCCTCAATTAATGGTAAATTCCACCCCTCACTACGAGCACATGATACAAAAACATGACCATTTTTCATGTATGTAATATAATCTTCTCTTGATGGAAAATGTTTGATTTTAATACGAGGGTCTTCTAAATTATAATGTTTTAAACGATTTTCTGTTGATTCTAAACCATCACCTGAATAAGGATTATCAATTGAAATAATTAAGTCAACAGGTTCTTCTGGTTTAAATTCTTTAAGGAATGTTTCAATAATTTCTTTAGTAGATTTTCTATAATCCCAACGACCAAATAATAAAAATTTAAATCTACCATCTACATAATCGAGTTTAGTAACAGGATCTTCAGGATAAAAAGTATTTACATCAACACCTTCAGGTACAACTTTTACTTTATCAGCAGGCATACCTTGGGCAATTGTACATTCGGCTTGCCATTGAGAAGGTACCCAAATCTGATCATATTCTTTTAATTTATTAAAGAAATGTTCAGGTTGTAAAGTAGATTCCCAAACATTATATCCAATTTTAGGACCATTGTAATCAGTATAAAAATAATAATGGTTGGTTTCACATAAAACTAAATTAACATTATGTACAAAATCCTCTCCATATTGAGTGTAAATTTTATAATCTTCTAATGAATTATCTGAATTCCATAAAGTTTGTTCATAAAGTAAAGATTTATCTAGATCATCTAAATAAATTTCGCCTGTGTGAGGTTCGTCGCTGGGCCACTCCCAGGTTTTTCCTACTGTAAAATTACGAACCTTAATAGGGAGGTAATTAGATAGGTTACGTAAAAAATCTCTAGTGTGGTGATTATAACCAGTAGTCCCTATATATGGAACGTGTGCATAAACTTTAGGTTTCATAATTTTACAGCTATTATATCATATTCAAAAACTTCTACAAAATAACCATTATTTTCTAAAAGTAAAGTAAGATTTTGTAAATGTTTTTCAACTCCGTTAAATTCAGTTCTAATAACTTTAATGTTGTATTTATTAAAATCAATACTTTGGATTATAGATAAATCACTTCCTTCAGTATCAATTTTTAAGTAATCTATATCAGTTAGTCCTATAGATGAACATAACATGTCAAATGTAATACAGTATACTTTAGTACGCTCTACTCTAGAATCAAAATCAGCTCTATCCCAAAACCACATTATTTCATTAAAAGTAGAACTTCCTTGAAAATCTTGGTCAAATTCAAAAAAATGTTCATCTTTGGGTTTAACAAAGTCATAATATCCTTCTTGAGGCATTATAGCAGTATTAATTTTAAATAAGTTAGGATGAGGTTTAACTTGATCTAAAGCTATAGATATGGGATCAATCATAATACCTTGCCACCCCTTATCACATAAATGCCTAAGAGTTCTAAAGTAACTACTTCCTATTTCTAAAAATGTTTTCATATTATCTTAATACTCTAGCTCCCCACCAACCAGTTAATGCTTTAGGATCTATAGGGTTTAAATGAACTTTATTAATTTTTAAATGATATAATAATACAGTTTCGTTTACGTAATAATCTAAATTAGTTAACCAATTTCGGTATACTGGGTCTTCAAATTGGTATCGGATTTGGTTAGGGAATACATTATGATAGATTTTCATTACATCATACCCTCCAATAGCAAATATATCATTAATACCTAAATAACTTCTCCAACCAGGAGCATATTCAAAATAATGTACTTCTTCAGGGTTTAATTTAGAAATATCATCAAAAAATTTACAATTTTGGCCTAATTGATGAGTAAATAACAAATCATATCTAGCTCTAATTACATAATCATATTTAATATTAGAAGCTTCTACTAAATCCCAAACTCGTTTTAATGAAAGGAAAAAACTTAATTGAGAATTAAGTCGTTGATTATTTCCTCCTCTATGATCTGAAGAATCGAATGTGATTTCTTTTTCAAATAGGTAATCTTTAGGTTTATACCAATTTAAAATGTTTTTATATACCTCAGGAGCAGGTTTATATACTTTTTCTAATTTCCCATCATCAAAAAAATTGTATTTTTTAAATTCTTTATTTTTCCAAGCATGCATATAAACATCAATGTCGTACTTATCTAAGAACCATTTTTTTAGTTCTTTATACCCTACGTCAATATTACGAGGTTGACCACATAATGTTAATGCAATTTTCATATTATCTTAGAATATGGGGAGCCCAAAAATCAGATTTACTTAATACAGGATTTAATATAATTTTATTATGAATCATATGCCATTTAAGAAAAGATTCAGGTATTATATATTCAGGTTGGGGAACATAAATTATTTCGTCAATCCATTTTTTATATCTATTTCCTAAATAAAGGTAGTGAAGAATCCATGAGAAGGTTTCTGAATATGTTTTCATTATTTCCATAGATCCTACCCCAAATAAATCATCTATTTCACATGGTCTAATTGAAGGGTCATTATTTTCATAAGAAAAAAAGCTTAACTCGTTAGGATTTAATTTAGAAATATCATCTAAAAATATACATTCAGGAGATATATAATCTGTAAACTGTAGATCAAATCGAGTTCTAATTACATAATCATAGTGTTCATTAACTTCTTCAATTAATTGATAACTAGATTGTATTGAATAGAAAGCACTAAGAATACTATTTAATTTATAACCAAATTTAGTAATTATTCCCGTGCTATCAAATGTAATTGGTTTTTGGAAAATATAATTTTTAGGTTTATATAACTTTAAAATGTTTTCATAATCTTCTTCAACAAAATTATATTGTTTGGTTTGAGTAAAATTATGTCCACCTCCTAAAGGATTTGAAATATCATACCAAGTATGAATAAAAACATCACACTTATATTTGTCCAAGAACCATTTTTTTAGTTCTTCGTATCCTTGCTTATAATTTCGTGGTTGCCCACTAATGCTTATAGCAATTCTCATTATCTATAATGACCTCCTCCTAACCAAAGAACAAATGATTTGCGTGTACCACTAAGTACAGGAGTAATACGGTGCATCATAAATGATGGAAAAATTACTACGTTACCTTTACCACGTGGTGCTTGGATAGGATATGTACCTCCAGGCCATAATTGAAGTTCACCTCCAGTATAATCATCTGATTCTGAAAGTTGAACTGTTACGCTAATCTTTCTTTGAGAAAGTTCATCCATACCACAATCCATGTGCCAATCATAATGGCCTTTTTCAGATGCATAATATTCAGTATACTGAATGTTTTCTGGCATGCTCCATATGTCAAAGTGGAACATTTCTTTGTTGGCCTCATAAGCCATGTCACCAATTTTATCGTAAATCCATTTAAATTCATCATCAAATGGTACCCACTTAATAGAAGATCTACGATAATCAGATTCTTCTAGTCCGTCTCCGGCTTGAGTAACTCCTCTAACAAAATCAAGTCTAGAAACTTGATCTTCGATCATAGCTAACTCTTGAGGGGTAAAACCTTGTTCAAACCAATAATAATTTGTTTGGTTTGCTGTTTGGTCAATTGGAAATGTATAACGGTTTTCCATAAATTAATTTTTGTTTGTAAATGATACTAAAATATAACGGGTTCCTTCTTCAACAGGTCGTCCACCGTGTTTATGAGTAATTTGACCTGGGTGTGACATTGCCCATCCTATTTGTTTTGGTTGTACTGTTAATTTATATCGGGGAATATACGTACCTCCTCCTTTAAAATCACTATTAAGTCTAACATTTAAAGTAATTTGTGACATATCGTGGTGAATTCCTAAACTACCTTGATTAATAGTATCGTATTTAGCAATAAAATTCTCACTATCTAAGGTTTGCCATTCTTCACCATCAAGTTCCCAAAACCAAATCCAAATTGGATAAACAAATTGTTCTAATACTCTTTGATAAATAGGTTGCATGCCTATCATTTCCATTGTTTGGTCAGTTGTAGGATAATGCACATGTCTATCAGTTACCCATTCATGTTGTTCTGCTAAAGCTATAATTTCTTTACAAAACTTTTCTGTAAATAAAGGGAATTCAATAATATTAGGACCAATTTCATCAGTCATAAGCTGATATTGACCTTTTAAAAGATAAGGGTTGATGTATTTGGAACACCATAAATCCCAATCTCTATCATCTAAAATTTCAGATGTATCAATAACTTCTTTCACCATAGGTTCTTCAATTTCTTGTTTAATTTCTGTTGATTGTACTTCAGGAATAAAATCAACTACATTTACCTCAGTACTATTTCTATTACCTAATTGAGTAACAAAATTAATTTTTGGAGCAGCTGCTTTTAATTGGGTTAGTCCTGAAAATTGTTCGATAATATCTTTTCTAGGTGAGTTTCCTATAAAGACTGAGAAGAATTCATCTAAGGCAAATATATTTTGTTTGTATTTTTCTAACCATTCTTCTACTAATATTTCTGCTCCTCTTTTTGAAAGTATATAAGCATGGGTATTATATGAATATTCAGGTTTAACCCACATTGGATGCTGAGGAATAGTTTTTTCAAGTTGTTCTTCATTTACTTTAAGTCTTCCTAAGTAAATTAAATCATAACCTTCATCTAATAAATCATGAATTTCGCTCCATGGAATTGGATAATCGATTCTAAAATCGTCTTCTAAAATTAAAGTAGCTTCTCTTCCATCTGCATAGGTGTCTACCCATACATTCATATGAGATAAAGCACACCCTACTTCACCATCTGTTACTTCTCTAGTATACCAATCTACAGAATGGTCAATTTTCCATTGTGGATTTTTGCTGATATTATATTTTAAATAAGTTTCAGGGGTAAATTTTTTAGCATCTTCTCCCTCTTGAATAATAAATTTCCATTCATTAGGGATTCCGATATTAGTTAATCGTTTATGGATGTCTTCTTCGTTATCCTCTATTGTGATAATATATGAAAAATCAACTATCATATTATTTTTTATTATATTTTTATACCATTTTTCTCCTATTTGATACCAATTATGTTTCCAGGCATAATAAAATCCAGCGTCTAAATCTATATCATCATCAAAGTTTTTTAAGTTAAAACCATGAAGTGTTTCTTTTAAACCTGCTGTTTCATATGTTATAGGTTTAACATAGTTAAGTAGCATTTCTAAAGCTGTTATACAAAATGTTTCTTCGTAATCAGATGGATAATACCAGTATTCACTAGAAGAAAGTAATTCGTATAATTCTTTAGCCGGTAAGCTACCAAAAAATTCTACATCCTCCAAGTTATTTAATAAAGGAAGAAAAAATTCTTCAAAATATTCTAACCCATATTCTGGTGTAGATATTCTTAAAATAGCATTAGGTTTTTGCTGTTTAATAGAAGGCCAATCTTCTAATACTTTAGATAATCCTCTTTCAGCGTGTGAAGTATAAACAAAAGAATCTTTTTGTTTTTTAGGTTTTTCAAAAGTATTATATTTTATTATTTTAGAAAATGCTTGATCTTCTTCAGGGATAGGAAATTTGTTTTCTGGGGATGGGGAAGTATTGAGGTTAAAGGAATAAGCATAATCTGTATTTACTCCATTAGGAATAACTATAACTTTATTAGAAATTTCTGGGAATTGTTTTATAAAATTTTCTTTATGCCAGTTAGTAAGACATACTATATGATCTAATTTTTCATGAAGTAATAAATCTCTACCCCCATTAGGTAATTCTTCACCATTCCACCATGGATAAAAATCAGTATTATGAACCCAAAATGCGGAATGATTATAGTTTAAATCCTCAAATTCTTTTAAATAGTGAATGTAAGAAGTAGCAATAATCCAATCTATACGTTTAGATCCAATTTCTTTTTTAAAATTTTCAGTAGTTCTATATTTTACAATATTTTGAGATTTAGTAAAATCTCCTTCTTCTACACCTCCTACTACATAGATTTCATATCCAGTCCATTGAGCCATTTGAAAGGCTAAAAACATAACACATTGTTCAGTACCTCCTAAACCATGTTCTTGAAATGTATTAGGACTCCATGGCTTATTATGGTAACCTGTATATAAAACTATTCTCATGTACTAACCTTAATTTGTATAACTATAAATATAATAAGAGGGGATAAAATATCCCCTCTATTTTACATATTATTTATTTTATTTGTTAAATAATCTATCTGTTTTTGTTGTTCTTTAATACCTTCTATTAATAAAGGAATTAATTTATAATAATTAACAGCTTTATATCCATCTTCTCTAGTAATTACTACTCCTGGAAGGATATTTTCAACTTCTTGGGCTAATACTCCCGTATCTAAGCCTTGATTTCCTACTGGGTTATCTTTCCAAGTGTAAGTATATCCTCCAAGTTGGTTAATTTTATCTAAAGAATTATCTATAGGGTTAATTGTATCTTTTAATGTTTTATCTGACATTA